ACTCGACTGTGATAGTCCCCGCCCCTCCGTCGACTACCATAAGCCTCAATCTTTCAGGCGCTTTGTTGGTAGGTTTACCAGTAGTAGTACTGTAACCTAATGGGTTGACTATGATGTTGAAAGGTACTTTTGGTATAGTAATGTCACTAGAAGATGTTGCACTATACTTCTTTACTTTGTATGAACCCATCGAGGTCCAAGGTGGTGCAATAGTGAAATCCACGGCTTCTAAGGCACTGCCTGTCAGTTCTTTAGAAAGTGCCTTTGCAGCAGCCGTACCTATGTTAATTGTAGCACTCGCACTAGTGGAGGCAGAAATAGAGGGTGTGGTAACCTCTGTAGAGATGGGATTTATAGGCTCTTCAAATCTCCAAAGACCAATTGTGTCATCACTCTTTATTGGCGCATAAGCCGCCCTTCCTGATTTCTTAGCCCCTCTTGAAAGATGAATCGATTCTATAGTACCTCTGTACTCTCCTCCTCTACCACCGATATACATGTTAGCAGGGGACATGACCACTCTTTGGTTTTCATCGAACTCCTTCGCTACCACCAAGTCGCCATTAATGTGCATAGACAGGTAGCGGCGGTTGAATGTAACAGTTACATTTAGTAATTCTCTGTGACCGTCGTTAAGAGCAGTAGAGTCATTTACGGCAGCATCTGTAGAAATGTAAGAATTATGTAAATCTAAAGCAGGGCTTGGGAAAAGAACTCCATCCCAATAACCGAAGTCTCCGTTAATTTTGTTAACAGGCTTGGCGCTACCTATACTGTGTATACTCTTAGTGCCAGCCGCCTCATTTTCTAAGTATATTTCAAAGGTAGCAGGCGCAGGGCTAGAAGGGCTACCCACAGTTAAGCGCATTATATTCTCGTATTCGTATACTATACCACCACAGTCAGGCATAATCCATGCTTCTAAAGTAAACGAGTCTAAGAACTGAGGTAGGTTTTTGTAATCCCCAGCGTCTGTGCCATGAATTATATTTTGGTTTGGAGGCACCAGTACCCCGTCAGTTACTCCGTTAAAGCGGAGCGCATATCCGGGGTCTATTATCACTGTCATAATCATACCCCCAGCACATAGTCAGACGCTAACAACTTCATATTGAAAGCGTAGTAGTTGTTCCCAGCATCATAGCGTACATGTAGTTTTTCAGGAAGAATCCTCATTCCACCTTCGTTACCACGAGAATTGCTAGTCAAAGTAATGAGAGTGTCTGCAACTAGATTTTCCAAAAAGTTGCCTAAACTAGCATCTACACCAGTTAGTTCTCCTAAGCCAAATCTTTCAGCCCAGTCAGAGTCCTTTTCTGTAACTGGATTACCACCTACTTCGTAGGGTAAAAGAGAAGGTACCATTTTATTAGATGCACTGACAGTGTTTCCAAGCGAACCTTTGTCATTAATCGACTGCTCTCCGAATGTAAGGAAGAAGTTTCTAGCAACTCCTGTTACACCTGAACTCTGAATGAGGCTGTCATAAGGCACCTGTATGCCTCTGATTAAATCCCTTTGTTTGTGAGCGTTTGAAAACAAACCTAACAAGTCTTGTACCTTGTCTCCGGCTGACTTAGACTTGCTGCTAAATGATAGACTCTCACCCTTGTCAGAACCAAAGTGTTCGCAAACTAAGGGAAATGACTGTATAACTTCGCCTATTACATACCAATTTACACCCTCGTTAAGTTGTGAAGTAGGTCCAAAATTACTACTTAACGCTACAGAAGTAGGTGCTTGCTTCTGCGTCACTGATATAAGCGGACCGCTTACTGTTGCAGAAAAAGCGCTACCTAGCGTAGTACCGCCACTCGATGTTAATTGGTCGCTTGTGCTATTTGCATTATCTACAACTTGAACACTTGTATTCTCTAAAACCCGCTTGAGTAATAAAGCCATAGTCGCTGCAGGGTTACCGTTACTTGATTTAGTAGTTATACCCTTTATTGGGAGATTTATTACGGCATTTCGCTGGCTTCTTTTGCCAGTTTGGACGACTGTAAAATCTACACCGCCTGAAGAATCTGTGGTAAAATCATGCAATGCATTTTGACTAGCGTCGAGTTTTATGACCACATGAGGTGGACTGTTGTATATCTTTTCAGCACTATATCTCCATTTGTTAGGCCAAAAGGTAATTCTTTTTTCGTGCAAAAAGGCTTCATTAGGAGGTCTGCTGGTAGTTACCATAATGTATAGTTCTGTATCTACCATTGGGACTTCTACTCTATCAAGCGTAATGTGGGTAAACTTCTTAGAAGTAACATTTCCATCATCGTCTTCTTCTACACGGGTTACGAAGTCAATGATACTACCAATGACTTGCTGGAAGCGATTAAAAAGAGTCGCTTGATAAGAATAAACATCTTCATTATGACTAACACTGACTACAATACCTGTGCCCATAGAAAGCGTTGCCCCATTTACTGCAGAGACAGTACCAATAAATGTACCGTCATCTTTGTGAAGTCTTTGGCCCACCTCTATAGAGTGTGAAGCGTTGTCTACTACTATACTACCCGCTCCGGCTGAATAGCCACTTGGGTTACTTATGTCTACACCAGTGTCAACATTAGCGCTGTTGTCCGTTGCTTCTAAGTTATTCCAAACCGAATTACTTATTTCACTACCCTTTTCCATATCGTGAATATCTATAGTAGTAGAGCCGCCAGTTACTCCCACATAAGAATTAACGCTTTGCCTTAGCGTAACTGTAGCCTTTGTCATGTGTAAATGTGCATCTCCTTCGTTTACCTGTTCGTTCATTAACTGAAGGCTAGTAGGAATGATTGACGCAAAGTTAATAATTAAATCACTTTGTATAGTAACTGGTGTAGTGTTGGATTCAGATTCAAAGTTAACAGCATCGTCTTGTAAAATACCTTGAATCTCTATACCAATCTCAGGAGTGTTGGTATCAATAGCAACCCTAGGCATGTTAGGGAGAGGGAAATGACTAGCATTTCTATCAATTGCTATATCTATGGACTGTGCTTCAAGAGGGATTTCTATATCCCCTCTTGCACCAGCAAATAGTTTAATTGGTAATGCCATCTATTCACCTCAAATTATTATATCAGCCGCTATGAACTTCAGGGAGAACTCGTATGCTTTCATCTCCGCCTCTCTGTGTACATTGAACTCAGTAATTAGTCCGCTTATGCCATTCATTCTGCTACCTTCTGCCCAAGGTGCATATAGCCTAGAAGAGTGAACTTTGTTATCCATCGAAAGTTTAGAACTAGTACCTGTGTTTCCTGATGTCAAGAAGTGATTTCTCTGTGCAACTTGAGAATCTAATGCGTTTTCTCCTTTAGTCACCAAGGTATTGTAAGGTATCTGTATACCATTTATGAAATCACCTGATTCTACTTCGCCGTATATTGTTTCAGAAATCTGATTTACAAAGGTATTTACCCAACTTTCTAATTGATGATTGCTTCTGTTAGTTTTGAAGTTGTTACTGTTCGCTAATATACCGAGTATGTCCTGTACCTTATCTCCAGCAGACTTGACTTTCTTACCTGACTTGCCGCCAGTAAAGCCTTGTACTACCATAAAATTACCCGGACTGAAAGTGTGAGTGATTGTTTCGTTAACTGTACCAAGAGAAGTTGCATGTAGTTGGGTTATTACCAATCTAGTTTGGTGACCATGACTTGACTCTCCTATATCTACGCTGAATACCTTGCTTAGAGTATAGTTATTCAAAGCGTCGACTGACCTTTCGCCTAACACTAAAGTAGATGTCAGCATATTCTTTGTCAAGTAAGCGATGTATTCATCACTTCTTTCGTAAGTAGAACCGGCTCTCGCACTGGTGTTTTCATAAGCAGGGAAGGTCGGTCCACCATAAGTATCACCTCCATCTGTACCAGCACCTATATTCTGTATACTTACTACGACGGTAGTACCGTCATAATTTGAAGAGGATAATTTAGCGGGAAGAGACTGGTTAGGGAGCATCATTATGGTGTCATTGTCGACTGGTGCGCTGGTGCCTGTAAAAAAGGGCAACTCGACTGTAATAGTCGTTTGAGTCACAGACTTTACTCGTAACCTTGTCATTAGCCCACTTGCCCCTCTCAAAGTCCCACCTGCCTTTTTGAATCCTATATGATAAGCAGAAGTGCTGTCTGTTTCAAACCATTCACGAGCGTCACCTGAATCAATTGTAATTACACCAGTAGTCCCATTGTAAGCAGAAACCACCATATCTGTAACTCTAGGCCTATTGATATACCCATTAGGTTCCTTGAAACTCCCTAGCCTGCTGCTATCGAATGCTAACCTAACAGTATTCTTGTCATTATTGAAAGTAAATCCACCGTAAGGGTGCTCCCCGCCGCTTTCGCCCAGTACAGTAACTCCGTATTTCTTAGAAAGGTAGCCTTCTACTTGCTCTCTTTCTGCCTGACTTAGTACTCTGTTATAGAGTAAGATTTCGTAAATGTTACCAGTAAGTTTACTACTGCTACCACTAGCACCTATTTGGGTTGGAGAATCATTGTTGATAGTAAATGCTCCTCCAGTAGTGGTTGCCTCTAAAACGCCTTTATTGTAGGTTTTAGTAGTATAATTGCTACCAGTGAAATCTACTGTGTGAGAGTGTAACTGTACTTTTGAGTAGCCCGCCGTCAAAGTAGCGGTAGTATCTGCAGTAACATCAGAACCACTATGCAAAGTTAATCTAATGTCGTCATCGCTACCGTATCTATGATTAATTGACCAGCCTTTACTAGTACCGTTTGTGCTACTGATAACAAATTGACTAGCATTAGTATCGTCAATGCTATGTGCAACTATAAACAGAGTAAACTCGCTAGGATTTAGTGCAGCATTAAATGGAATATCGAACTTAGCAGAGCCATCAAAGTAAACATAAGGTTGGCCGTTTGCACCTGCCTCTCTGTATCTAGGCGAGCCTGATTTAGTACCAGTTATTCCGTTACCGCTAGAATCTACCCAAGTGTTTACGACTGCATTATGGCCTAAAAGTCCTGTTACATTACTATCGGTGATAGCGCTTGCTTTGAACCAAGCGCTTATTCCCGACTCAACTGGGTTATCAGCCGCTGCTGACTTTTCGACCCAATAGCCTACGGGTAAGTCGACATACTTGTTTTTCCAATTTCCATAGTTCATTACCGAAGGGGCAACATTGACCATACCAGCGAAATTAGTGCCGGTATTGGTATTGCTAAACCCAAGTGAATTGAATAGTCCAAAGCCACCGCCTCCAGTTAAGTCGCCACCCGTGGTAGGCCCGTCTTCATCATCAGGATTTAGAATAAGACTATGAGGCTGATAAAAGTCAAATATAGCCTTTGCTTGTGATGTTGCTTCTTGACCTTCATCGTCGGTGAACACACCCTGTATCTCAAACGCAACGGCTGCTTGGTTCAAGTCTATTCCCATTTTCCTTGCTTTCATTAATGGTAAAGCAAAGTTAGATTGAACTCTTTCTACTGCCATATCTATACTAGTCGCATCTAGGGAAATAGTATCTCCATTCTCTTTAACGAGGCGGATAGGTACTCTCTCCCCTATTTCTGCCAAACTCAACCACTCCTACTAAAACCGCTGCTGCTAAGCGGTCCGCCTATTTTAGAGCGTAATTCTTTGGTAACCATTGCACTGATTTCTTTTGCAAGTGACCTTTTGTCAGTTCTGTCTGTAACTCCACTGACATCTATTCTTAGATTGACAGTGACATTACCCTGCTCTTCTTGACTAGGGGAATTACCTAAGGGTCGCCTTTCTGCAGTATTTGCTTGAGGAGTTTGGCGAGTAGACTTGGTTTTTTCAAGACCTTCTTGGACACCTTTGATTGACTCTTCCATTTGCTTGAATGGCTCTATACCACCCATTTGTCTGAGAGATTCTCTGAGGTCGGTACTATGTGCTTTGGTCATAGACATGCTGTTGGTGAACTTGTCCATTTGGGTTTGCAGCGCCTTCATATTCTTACTTGCATCTTCGCTGTATTTCTTGAAGTTCTCCATTGCATCAACGGAGCGTGGGTCTATTTCGCCGTTCACCATTCTATTCACCCCATTATGGCCTCAAGTATGTTGAACTTAGAACTTTGCTTGAATAACATTGTATATCCACAATCTTTGCAACTTATCGCATTGTACTTCTTGTTTGAATAATTAAGTAAGCGACTCCATTTACCCTGCATGATTACAGTATCAATTTCCATTTCTTGGCTATTGCAGACCAAACATGTAACAGTAGTCATCTATCTCTCTCCAGTGGTGGGACAGAGTCATAGCCCAAGTAGACTTTGTTTTCTGAAGCCTGCTCTTCCCCTTGCATAGCCTGTGCCCAGTACAAAAGTTGCTTAGCGTCGTCTATGTCCAAATCTCTGACCTCCTTTAGTCCCATTCCGTAGTGTGTCATTAGTAAGTATTCCATTCCTTCTTTTTGAAAGCGAAGCCGTTCAGTTACTGGTCTCCCGTGGATGAACCCTTTGATGTCTCCGACTTCGCCTCCCGAAAAACTAACCATCCCATAACTTCATTGGGTTGCGGCAAAAGAGCGCTTAGTTTCGCCCCATCCATAGGGGACAGCGTGTCTATATTGAGTGAGGCTACATTACCATCGGGGTCTGAATAGGTAAGCCAGTGAATGAAAGCATGTCGCCAGTATTGAGAAAAGTCCATTGTACCGTCCATTAGTAACGGCGCCACTGCTTGGACATCAAAGAATGTCAAGCGTTTTGCTGTAATTTCTAAGGGCTGGCTATCTATCTCTAGTTTATTCTTCTTCTCCTGTAACATACTTACTCACTTCTTTATCGTCGGACGCAGCCTCATCTGAGGGGGCGCCCTTATCAGCAAGGTGGGCAAACGGGTCATCGCTGGCCTTCCCTGCTTCGGGGTCGAAAAGGTAGTCTCCTCCCTCTTCTTCTTCGTCATCTACTAAGTCGTCTACTACAGGCGAGTGAAGGTTTTTCCAAATCTTCAATGGCATAGTATCATCTCAACAGTGGTAAAGCGTATCTTCGCTAATTATTTTCATATTCCTAGGCTCTAGCCTAATCTTTGAATGCAAAAGTCCCTTGTCGTCAGGGACAGGTATAGGAGCGGAGACTATCATATAATCGTCTATGAGGATTCTTAGAGACTGTACAGCCGTATTATCAGATGATAGGTTAGCAGCAGCCGTTACTGGCTTAGTAAAGTAAAGATGAATTAGATTTCCAGTCGAGCCGACTGTACCACTCTGCTCAATGTGACTTCTGAGTTGATGGAATAAGGTAGCGTCAGTTAAGACTACATCTATTTCCATCTCAAACTCTTCACGACCTTCACGGATAATTGAAGCATTTCGTGTACCACCGTAAGGTACTTGTTTGAGGCTTAGTCCTGTGTCAGTATCTGTGCTTTCTGCAACAGGGTTGCTTTGGATTGTATGGAACACTTCTACTCCAGTCTTACCTCTCAATTCAAACGCACTTACATACCCTAAACTAGAGCCAAACGCTTCTACGCTTCCGTTGTAAAACATAAACGGTTTCTCTGTACCGCTCGCTATACCGGATGATTTTCTTGATGCCTCGTCAGTAGCGACATTTTGGAACATACGATGAGAATTATACCTGTCTCCCTTGTTAGACGCCTCAAGTCTACCTGTGTCTGTATAACAGGAGAGCGCATCAAAGATGCACCTGTACTTGAGTTCAGCGTCTACAGTTGAGGACAATTCCCATTCTACTACTTTGCAGCCTCTAAAGATACGAGTCAGTTGCTTACTGTCTGTAGAGCCGCCCGGTGCATTTACACCGTCTCCTGTTTCAGCAGAATAAGACCCTACATCTCTGTTTCTAATACTGTGCTCTATACAGAAGGAAGGAATAGTATCTGCTGAAAAGAATAGTTTTCTTACAGGCCATTTGATTAATTTAGAAGATAATATATGAGGTCCGTTAGTTCCATCAGCGTCATACTTTCTAATTCCCACAGGGTCGTTTGAGTGAGCAAATTGCCAAGGGTCATCTACGAATACTCTAAAGCCACTGGATAAAGCCTCGACTGCAACTATGCGCCTGCACTCGCTTGTCTCTGACCACTCAAAGTGATGAGCGTCTGAGCCTAAAGTGCTGTTTGGAGATGCAAGATTGGCGCCCGGAGGCCAGTACTTGTTAGTAGCCAAAGAAGGTGCTTTGTATGTTGTAGTGGGACTTCTTGTAGAGTCCTTTATCATGATATACTTGCCGACAGCGTAACTAGGGTCACCTGCTGTCAGGTTTAATGTAACTGAGCCGAAGCCCATGTCAGGAATGTCAATGTAAGTTTGACCCGGAGACACTGTGTAGGTGAAATCTGTTTGGTCTGTACCTAACAGCCTGCCACAGTTGTAAGCGTCTACGACTTCTCTACCGAGACTGTAGTATAGCCAGCGGGCGTTATGTAACGGCATCTCAAGCGCTCCGCCCATATGATGCACTTTACCTGTCTGCTGTACTGCTGCTTGTCTACCAAGTCCCACGACATGGTATTTATGAATGTCAACCTTTGTGTCAGGTAAAGTCATGAAAGAAGCCAGCCCTACGAACTGGTCTATTAGACTAATCTCCTTGGAAACTTTAGCCTGAGAGTTTAGTGAAAACTCGGTGCTTGCCGTAATCGTAGGTATACCTAAAGAATGAATGAAAATTATATCAGTACTGGAACTACTAACGGTCCCACCCAGTGCAGGTACAATCTTAATCTTAGTATATGTGTCAAATGTATGGTCTACAATGCTGAAAATCTTGCCATTCAGACCGTCATAATAGTGACTTGCAAAATTACCACTGGTACCATGAAAAGTGAGTTTAGTTCCAATCAACATGCCCACAGGCACAGACAGGACACCAGTGGTGCTGTGACGGCCTATTGTACCGTTCACACTCCCAACTGCCCCACCAAAGACAATTTCTGTATAGTCTGTGTAGTTGGTAGCGACCCATGTAAAAGGCTGACCGTGCTCTAAGTGCAGGCCAGTCTCGTGACCCATAGTGACTTCCGAGACATCTCCCTTGTAATGTGCGCCAAACCCACTCATGGTATCGCCTCCGCAAGTATCACTACTTCTACTTGGAATGTATGTCTGAATAGTTTCTTAGTTCTGTCACTCAAGTCAGTACGAGTCTTGAGAATCATACGGTCAAAGTTAGCCCCATCTCCCTTTCGTGACACATGGATTATGCGACGCATCTCATCTTCCATTTTACGCAACCTTGAGCGACCCTTTGCGGTCCTCATGTCTACTGTGATGTTTACACGAGTTGTGACGAAATTATAGAATAGGTCAGGGACTTCTTCGTTAAGTGCAGTTTCATAGCATAGGATATAGTCACTACGCTCTAAGTCCAAACGCTTACCACGCTCAGGTCCTTCGCTGGCTATATCCAATACTATTGGTTTGATATTGTCAGAGTTTGCTCTGTTCCAGCCAGTAGAATCGCTGGCAGCAAAGTTAGCCTTTAGCATATCAACAACTGTCTCAAGCGGCTCCTTCCATGTAGCCGTCATGAGAATGCCACCACTTCTTTGTAGCGACTTAGTATTTCCATTGCTTGCTTTCTGTACAACTGTATTTTAGACCCAAGGTCAACATTCTGAGAGCCTTCGGGTATCAGTACCGAGCGGTCATCAGACATGAGTAAATCGGCTGCGACCATCTTGGTAGCCGCTTCTTGAATAGCCTTTTCTAAATAGCGCTCTCCGTAAATGTAAGTAGCCTTGACAGCGTTCCACTCAAAGAATGGATAAGAGTTGTTGAAGTAGATAATTCCCATTTCTGAGTCTAGCCACCAGTCGCCCAGCCTCGCTTGCTCGCCTACTCCACCTTGTGTTTCGACTGTAGTTTCTCCTGTGACTGCGTCTACGATTGTAGTTGAGCCTGTGGATTGAGCGCCTATGTCAGTCTTGAACTTGTGTTGAGTGACAGTAAATGTACCGTTACCCGGCAAGTTTCCGTGTAGCAAATAACCTCCAGCCAGCACAGTGCCACTGTTGGTTCTGTAACCTACAATTCCTAAAGTTGTACCACTTTCACCGGGAACAGTCACCAGTCCAAAATCTACAAAGTCAGAAGAGTCGGTAAAGGTCATAGTGTAACTACCGTCACCCCCGGACACATTTAAGACACCAGTTTTAGTCACCGAAGTCGTTTGAGAGATTTGTACTTTAGTTAAATCGCTGACAGCAATAGTAGCAGTTTCCCCACCTTTGGTTTGTTGCATGCTAGTAATTTTCATCTTACCGTTACCATAGTCAGAATTAGCCGAAGCCAAGAACTCGTCACTCACATTGACATTTACATTCCCCGATGCTCCGGGTTGAGTATAGGTTGTCCCGCCCGGACTAGCGTTACCTGAAGCAGCAGTAGCGGTAGTAAAACTCACAGCACCTCTGCTAGTCCTGTCCTCTTCGTTGATTAAGTCTGCAAGATTTTGGGCGGTGGTAACTTTGTTGAAGTCAGCATCCCATTGCTGAGTACCTACACCTACAGCCAGTTTAGCAAAGCCTCCCCCTCCGGGGCAAAGTGCAAGTGCACCTCCAGCCATCCCTCTGAAATCTAACATGTTCAACCTAGCCTCTGCACTAGCAAGTTCTCTGTAATCGTCACCTTGCCATACTTCTAGGCGCAGAACCTGTTGAACATTTCTGAATAGAAGAGGAGATGTACCGACATAATCTGTATAGTATCGCCTTCGGTAAGGCTTGTATGTGTCGAAATTGATGTATTCTGCGACTGCGAGATAAGGTCTCCAAGCGTTGTGAGTAATGTTGTCGATGCGGTCTTGCACCTCTTTGATGCGCTGCTCGACTATAGATTTCTTCATTCCACGAGTCTTGCCGTTGGTAAATGCCGCTTGATTTTGAATGTAAGTATTGTCTGCTACGAACACATCTGTCAAGTCAACATGTGAAGCAATCGTAGCACTGCCGGAACCATTTATGTCAATTAGATTAAGTTTTACGCCATTGTTACCTCCACTAACAATAGTAGTGATTTCTCCCGTAAAACCAATAGGGTATGCGTCACTGTAAACTAGGATAGTGTCTCCTACTGAAAAGCCATGCGCTCGGTAATCTGCACCAGTTACAAACACAGCGTTGTCGACGGTATCGCCACTTGCTAAAACTGCTTCGCCCGGTCCAATACCAAGTAAGTCTGCTACTTTTTGAGCGGTGGTGTACACTATGCCATCAGGGTCAAGAGGTCTTGTTTCAGCCTCACCGGGAGAGAATACTGCTGGCATGTTTCATTCCCCTCACCTAAGCCACGCTATAACTCTTCAATAACCCTGTCGCCAAAGATTACATCTCCTTCTTGCCTAAATTGAAATCGATGTGGGCTCCACAAGTTCTACACTTGTCAACCCAACAAAAGTAAAGCATACCGCAACCCTTGCACCGAGTGCCTGAACCAATGTTCAGTACATCACCTGCGTTCTTGTTACGATTCCTTTGCTTGAGAGTGAGGCCGTCTAAGGGCTTATCTTCGTTAGTTCTGACTGATGCGCCGTATGATTCGTTAAGGCGAATACCACGCTTCTCTAAGCGCTGTATGTCATCAAGACCAAGGCTACCGAATCCTTCCACTTAATCACCTCAAAGGAATGTGATTAAAATATAATAATTCCCTAAAACTAGCATTGGGTCTGATGCTACTAGGCTAGAGGTAGTGATGCCAGTCAATGTACCTACATCGCTTTCTATCAAAGCCAGCAATGTGGTCGTATTTGAAAATTGTCTAGGAGAATAAGGTCCTACCAGTTTGAACTTTGGTTCTAATGTTGCCATCTAATCACTTCCTTCCTATTACTATCCCTGATGTAGAGGCGCCTATTGTAGCACTTACTACACCTGTATCTTGGTTTGTTACTTTAAGTGTAACTGTTGTACCTGCCCACTCTGTGAATATAGGTATGTTAATCGGAGTAGGGGCACCTCCGCTAAGAGGGGCGAGTGTGAATGTTGCACCGCCAATGGGATTAACATGAACTTGAAAAATCTCATTCATGTAAGTACTAACATCAATAGAAGCCGTTGCACCTGCAGTTGACTTGAAGGCTACAACTACAAGGCCGTTTACATTAGTCGGGTTATCGAAAGTAACTACCATCAGCCCTTCCTCCCTATTGCTGTAAATATACCTGCTGCCGTAGCACCAGTACCTGTGAAGCCTGCAACGGCTCCACCGCCTCCGCCTCCAACACCGTGCACATCACTTGTAATAGTGGCGTTACCCGATGTTCCATCGGATGCAAGTGTTTTCTGAGTTAGAACGATTGACTGCGCTCCATCAGCAGCACCCGGTACGGCAGATACTACTATCTTACCGTTGTGACCATTAGCATGCTCTATTGCTGCTTTGAGTTGTACTAAAAATGCATTCTGTGTCGCCTTAGTACCTGTCGTATTAACTGCAACTGCAATCGCTCCGACTAAGGCCGCACCTGCGGCACCTGCCCCAACATCGGAGTCTGTTGCTAAAATAGCGGCTGTGGCTACGGTGGTTGCATTGTCGTCAATTACTGCGTATACTTTACTTGTACCGTCAGTAGAAACAATTGTAATTATTTGTTTTTCTGTCATAGTTACATCGGCATCTCCGTCAGCAACTGTTATTGAACCTACACCTGTCTGTCCTCCAAACAAAGTGACGGTTGTACCAGTCAATGAATCGAGGTGACACGCATCAGGTAATGATATATTGAATGCACCAGTAACATCAGCAGTAGCGGCTATAACTGGCGTAGTGCCTCCACTAGCGGGTAATATGTTAACGCTATCGACAACCCTCATGTAGGGGCTTAAATCGATAGTTGTATCTGCAGCGGCGAAAGTACCTCTGACCATAAGTTGGTCACCGATACTAGTTATTCTATTTTCAAAAGTAACTGCCATTATGCTCGCCTTCCATAGACTGTGAACTTACCAGCACCGTTGTTAGTCGCAGGGCTACCGTCGATACCGAATAACTGAAAACTCCGTCTATCGGCACTTAGTGCAGCCTGCGTAGCGAGGTTAATAGTACCTGCACCACCTGCTACCGTAGCGTTATCTAAGACAATGTTAGTAGGCGCTAGTCCTGTTACTGCGATTGCGTCGATTAGTATACCCGGTACTGGAATAGCAGCAGTAGTAATAACTGTGTCTCCCGCCTCGTAAGAGCCGGTCAGAATAATCCTGTCGCCAAGGTAGATTGGTCTTTTGCTAAATGTTACTGCCAAGGTTCATCACCTCAACGAGTTCCTAGAATCCACCAGCGACCATCGGTTGCTGAAACTACACTAGCGGCACTTCTATTTCCACTTTCAAAAATCACCAATTTATTTGTCTCATCAATTGAAACATCCAATGATGTTGAAATTAAGGTAATAGAGGGCTTGTTAGCACCCAGTACATAGTAAATGTCTTCATCAACGACAGCCACGGTTAGACCGGGTGCTGCCAATGTGACTTGAGTAGCACTGTCTACAGATGCAATAACTCCTAATCTGTTACCTGCTGCATTGTATAGTGATTGTCCAGCAGCAAGATGTAATCTTGCATCAACTGCACTTACTGTAAGTACGGTTGAAGCAATTGCAACATTCCCATTGTTAACATCAATGCCAGTACTCTGTAAGGAAGTCAAATGACCTCCCGCTGCAAATACCTGACTTAGTTGACTAGCGTATGATACTTCTGTACCACCGTCAGTGAAAGTTCCTGTTATCATTGTCATGTCACCCATGACATGTACCCTTGTGTCTTGTGTCTTTGCGAATGCCATTATTCTTCAACTCCTAATGTTTCATCCACTGGGTCTTCGATTATAGTCTCTTCGACTAAGACCTCTTCGACTACAGGCTCAGGAGCAGGCGGACTGAGAGTGGTCTTTACCATGTCGAGCAACTTGCTCTTGGTAGTATACCCACTCACAGCCTCGCCTTTTCCTTTAAGCCATGCGCCTATGTCTTTCTTAGTCCAACCACTGTCAGGAAGTCCGTCGTTTCCAGCGTCTACTGTGACACCTTCATCGCCTTCAATTCTGAACTGTTCAGTCGATACTCTGTATATCGAGTTGTGGTTAAGCCATTCCTGACTAACCTGAACAGGCTCTCCTCTGACCCATTGTCCACTCATGCCAAGCATACGCCTGTACATATATGGACCTAGATAGGTTATCGTAGGCAAGTTTCCTCACCTCAGTTGTAAAACACTATCAATTGTCCACTGGTCACAGTTCCTGTGGTTTCAAAAGTGACGGTAAGTGCAGAGTGGTTTCCACCAATGGTTTGTCCATTGTTGGCTGTTCCACCTGATACAACGAATCCAAGAATAGCAGATGCACCGCCACCAAGAATAATTGTTTGTCCATCAGTTGTTGAACCGAGTGTGATTAGTGCCATCTTAGGTGCTGGGTCATATCCGCTTGCTCCATCGCTGTTAGAAGCGTTGAAGGTTCCCGGTCCACCGCCGGGATAAGATACATCTGCTGCGCCATCAAGCCACTCTGTTGTGTCCGCTGACCCTGCTCTCAGTTCCCATGCTCCTACAAGAGTTGCATTTCCGCTTGCTGTTCCTGTTAATGTTAATTCTGCTGCCATATTTTCATCTCCTATTATTTATCACAGTTAACCTCAAGACAAGTCTCGGATTGAACCTTGACCTCCAAAGAAAGTAGTCCAAACTTCACCCATTGTGCGGTAAAGTCCTTCCTGTCCAAGCCTGTTAACAGCGAATGGGTCTCCAGTCTCGATACCGGACTCAAAGTATTGAGTTGGTTTCGCAGTACTGTAGTATAGGTAATCTGTGTCTAAGCAGTAAATACGGCTAATACCGCTGTTAGGTTCTGCCTGTACATCCTTAGATGGGATGATTGGGACACCGTTGTAAGTTGCGACTATGAATCCAGCCTCAACACCCGGTACACCTTTGACACCGTTGTAAGTTGGTACAACTCTCTTCTCTTCCATGAATCTCTGCTGAGACTGTAGAAGTTGCTGAATACGCATTAGAGTGTCATATCCTGTTAGCATAACCTTAGGGTTACCACCACGAATCCAGATTTTCTGGAACATTTCGTCAAGGTGGTCAAGGGATAATACTGCGTTACCTGCACGGACATTGCTTGCTGTGTTAGCCAAGACAGTCTCTGCATCGGACCAAGTGTTATTACTTCGGTCAATGCTGTAAATGTCAAGGTCAGCAGCAGCGTCTGCGTGAGCCACTGCAGGGTCTGCAGTTGAAGAACCGCTTACATCCATTGTAGCAGCGCTTGCAGTAACACGGTCCAAGGACTCGATGTCGTTACCTGCAGGTGTGTCTACATCCTGTGTTAGCATTTGGTTGATGTGCTCAGCGTGGTGCTTACCCATCTCTTCCTTTAGGACAGAGCGAATGTCGCCCAGTCCGTCATCCTTGTCATTCAAGAAGATTGCAACCTCAGACATATCGAATGTGTGTGCGATAGTCTTAGGCTTTGCTGCAACATTTTGGAATACAGGCTTGGTAGTTTCAGGAAGGGTTGCGTTTTCAGCAACTCCGCCACCAACAGATGTTGAAGGCTTAGCAGTGACAACACGCCATCCGCTTCTATCCCAAGGTTTCTTAGGTAGTATAGAGAAGGCATTGAACTCTTGGTTCAACTGACTCCAAACTTTTCGTCCGTAAATCGCTTGGTATGTACCAGCGGTTGTGCTCAATAACGGAGCATCTGCTTTCAATAGTTCGCTTCCACTGTAAGTGTAGCCCATTGAACTACCCGCACCGTAATAATAGCGTTCCATATCGTTAACTGTTCTCATGTAATTTCGTGCCATGTCAATTCCTCCTTATTTATTCCCAAACCGTCCCTGCGAGACTGTGTACTTCGTCCCACGACATGTTTGCTAGTTCCTCTGTAGATGGTATTCCTACTGTGGAAGATGAATCCGACTTGCGGATAGTTGATTCTGCCGGAGCAGTACTAATGTTGTCAATGCGATTGCTTAGGTCAGAAAGCGCCTTTTCAATGTTAGATAGTGGTGTACGAGCGTCGAACTGTGCTGCTGCACGGCTCTCTGCTTCGTGGCTAAGTTCCTTTTGTAGACGGTCACCGAATACAGTACCAAGGTTACCCTTGAACTGTTCTTCTAATGCTGCAGCCTTGTAAACTTCGTAAGCAGCCTCAATATCTGTAGGGCTTACGGAAGTCGGACTCAAGTAACCCTTAGCAACTTTGCCGGAGTTAATCTTACCAACAGCGCCAGTAGACGGGTTACCGCCTTCTGATGTGCGGTCACTGGTTTGTCCATTCATCTGTTCATCAGGGAACTCTTCGGGTGTGCTACCAAGGTTAGCCTTAGCAACATCGTCAAAGTGACTGCGTGCTTCTCCAGTGTTAACGCCCTGAGACTTCAGGGTGTTTTCCATCCAGTTTAGGTATTCACTTGTGATAACATCAGAGTAGCCATCGCTCTTTTCAAACGGGTTTTCTTTCTTTTCACTCATTTTTTCATCATCCTTTTTATCTTTATCTTTATCTTCATCTTTGTCTGAATCTGAATCTGAATCATCATCGTTGACTTTAGGTTTTAGGAATGCAGGCAGTTCGCCATCTTCTTTTTCCATATTATCCATACGCTTGTTTAATCTATCCAGTACAGTCGACAGTTCGCTTAATGCATTATTTTCATCATTTACCATTGTTGTGTCCTCCTTTAGTATTCTAAAGGTCGCTTCAGGGTTAATCCCTTTTTCGCAAATTGTCACTTCGTGTAGTTCCAGTTTGGAAATCTCAGTGTAATCGCCGTGTTCAGCGTCACTCTTTCGCATTCTCTTGAATGCTTGTCCTCCAATACTGAAGCCTCTAAGTGCCCCTTTGCGAATCTCATTGGCTACTTCACGAGCCTTCTCGATGTCATCTCTTAGTTGTATGACAACGAACATGCCAGCGTCATCGACGCCGGACTTCCATACACGACCATCGGAGTCTGTGTACTGTGGTATTACACTACCAACCTGTATGTTAGAGTGTGCGAGTTGTACATTGCGGAAGGCATCTGCCTTCATGAAGTCGCCAAATGCGTTCTTCAATGCTCCACGGGTAATTAAGTCCCCTTGCTTATCTACCATCTCAACAGATGCGTAGCCAGCAATTACGAGGTCATTGTCAGCCTTGACTATACTAATACTACCCCTGTGGTTAACAGGGGAGGTACGCAGGGTCATCGATGCCGACATTGTTTTGATTAAATCCATTCATACTATTTAATCAAGTACGGAATGTCGCAGATTCACCTGTTACTTCAAGAGTACCACCTTCTAAAGGTATAGTCATGTGCTTAGCAGGCTCGCTGTCCTCCGCTCCCGGCTCTATGTAAGAATCTTCTCCGGGGCGTTTTCTAGCATCAAAGTCAGGCATTGTCTTTTCGTCGTGCAAGTTAGTCGGACCAGTCGGCGACTCTATAGGAGTACCATAACCTATGCCCAGTCCCATAGCACCTGTGCTAGATTGCCCAACAGAGCCCGCCCCGCTCTTGATGAGTTTTTCGACTAACTGTAATCCTTTGACAAGTACCTTCTTTTTTTGCTCTTCGTCCCACCAGTCAGTACCTTTAACTTTCTTAGGCTTGACTAAAGGTTCGCCGGGTTCTATTCCGTCAGCAGAGAAGCCTCCGTTTTCATCTTCTTCTTCTCTGATTTCCAAGCCTGCTTTCAACAAAGCACCTGCAACCGGACTCCAATACTGTCTTTGGCTTTCAGACAAACGAATGAGATAGGAGTTAGAAGCCAGTGGACTATGCACTGTCCACATGTTACCAGTCTGTGTGCACTTGTATAGTACATCGCCTTGTGGCATAGTTACTCTGACTCCACTACTGGCCCTTGATAACTCGCATAGCCATTGAGTAGATTCAGATTTGGATAGCATACCTAGCGTCTCTTGGCTAACGAGACCCTCACCTTCTGCTTCTTCTTTGACATCTGAAGAACTAACTGTGTACAGTTTCTGACCGCTACTAGCCTCTGACTCGGCTACATTAGAGACATTGACCCTAACATGGTCACCTTCGTTGTATTTATCAGGGCTGTCGAATGCGGCTCCTACATCCATGTAAGTTTCTCCACCTGACTCAACGCCTCTATCACCTAAGTCATCTTCTTGTGTAATAGGTCCGGTACCCAAGCGATAAGTGTAAGGGCCGCCCCCTCTTCTTTCAAGTACTCTTAGCACTACATCATTCCCTTCGTTAAGCATGACCCACTTAGGATGGCGCATTTCGCCTACCATATAAGTAGACTTAGCATCTCGCAAAATCAACTTATCGTGCTCTTTCTGCAAATCCTCTACTATCAATTCAAGACCTGCATCGTCTGTAAGTCTCGTGTCACTGGCACTTGGGACATGTATGTTCTCTACTCCTTCCATGCCCCCTCTTAGAATCTTGATGCGGTCATCTAGTAATGTATCATGTACTTCCTTGTCATCATACTCTATTACATCAAAGATGTAGTAACCATCTTCTGTCTTTATGACATCGGCGTGGAAATTGTTATCGGTAACTTTCTTGAAGTTCTCTTTATCTTCCTTTGATAATGTGAACGGTTTGGCTGAGATTTCATCATCATCTTTCTTTACGAATCCTCTTTCACCTTCAGGCATTACCGAAACTATCCAGTCGCCTGTAAAGCCACGAAGGTGCTCCAAGTCTGCTAATTTGAATATACGATGCATCGGTTGTAGAAGAGGTACTTCTTTTCCAAGTTCCTTTCTGATTATATCAGGGTTAGTCAAAGACGCTAACCCCATTTCAGACTTGCCGACCTTGCGAGTGTCCATACTGTTCACAACACCCATACTGTCCATGTGTTTATGTGCACCCTGTCTGTCTTTACCTAATAAATCGTCCTTAGTCGAACCATTATGGTGTGTGTAATCAGGATGCAACATATGTGATAAGTGAGGGGCGATTGACTCAAATATATTTTGTAGCGGATTTAACAAACGCATAGGTTTCTTGTTGTCTCTTAGCCTAATTTCTCCATTAGGCGCAATATGGTAATCGAATGAAGGTGTTACTCTTTCTCCAAACTCATGCCTTAGACCATTAGAATTGTAAATGCTAGGTACAGAATGTGAGTTTGGACCGAATGCATCTATAGGTACTTTGCCAAACCCAATCTGACTAGTACTGACGCTTTGCGCTTCTCTAGGCTCAATGTTAGGGTCACTGAATAACAAAGACTGCAAAACCTGCTGCGTATTGTAAGCATCAGAAACTTTTTTCTCAGGTTTACTTTCACTACTGCCTCTTTGACCGGACTTTGAGCCAACCCTCTGAGTAGTAGGCTCTGCTAAGCGGTGGTCGCCGTTATGAGCGACATGGTACATTAGGCCTGCTTGCTCATTCATTTTGTCAATATCTGCCTTTGCACCCCTTACCCCTTTACCTTGGAAAGGCTTTACAAGTCTGTCTATTTGATTAGTTAATTGGAATAAATCTTCTTTACGACTTTTCTTATTTGTTTTCAGATTTACAATTTCTTCTTCAAAGTCCATGTCAGGGTCTACCTTGCCAGTCTCCTTCAGATACTGACCTACTGTCATAACAGGGAGTTGGAAGTTAGGGTCATGTCCTGATTCTACAAACTTCTTTTCAAACATGTCAAGGAAATTAGTGATAGTATGCTGCACATGTGGGTTAGAATCATAATCAGGTAGCCCTAATTTTTCAACAAGACCTTTGTAATCTATCAAGTCTTTTATGCCCACCTTGACAGGGCTATCATGCACTACTCGCTTTATGTCACTAGTCAGTGCTGCACCGGCCATTGGTCTCTCAACTGCACGGTCGTCTATACCCATTGTAGTCAGGCCGTGCGCTTCATGGGGTGCGATGTGTAGATAATCATTAACCATCTTAGCGAACATTCTGACATTGGCCTCTAAGGTTTCAAGGGACAAGTTAGGGTCAAACAGTTCGTTATGATAGTCTCCTAACATTTTTCTGACATGGTTTGCTGCATCTTCAAACGCTTTAGAAGCGTGTTGATACTGCTCATGTTCTGCACCCTTGGCCTCATCGTTTATATTTAGTCGAGTTTTAGCACCGTGAACTATAGCCCTGTCCTTTGCTGCAATTTCTTCGTTAAGGTCATGGAGTTTATGAGTAAGTCTTTCTCTATCCTCCGCAGACAACTCCTTATCATCTAACTGCGACATTATTTGACCGGCGGTTTCTGTAAGTCTATTCAACTCGTCCTCATCTTCTGACAAGTAAGCCTCAGGTGCTTGACGCATAGCCAGTCGCTTATCCTCTTCCTCTGTCATCTGAGCCGCAGGGTTAACCCGTGCCATAGTAATCCTCTTATCGCCTGCCTGTAAGGTCTGATATGAAGAAGGGTCGTGAGTAAACTTTTGCTGCAGTCTTTCTATTTTGCGCTGATACTCTCCTTTCAGTGCATCAATCCGCTGCTCTTTCATTTCTTCAGAAGTAAATTGAACTTGGCGAGAAGTGCCGTCAGGTAGTTGCTCTGTCCATGCTTCAGGCTTATGTTCGTGCGCTTCTAACTTAGCCAATTCATTTCTGAACTCTTTATCCAAATTATCAATATATGCATTTAGTTCCTGAGGGGTTTGAATCGATACACCTTCGGGGTCTTTAATTTCTAAATCTTTTAGGTCTTGATGGCCGCCGTAAGTAGTATGTGTAGAGGCAGGCGACAGTTGCTGTATGCCCGTGCCCGGACTCAAAGGCGGGTTATCCACTCTCCACATAGAGCCAATTCTATGGTAAGTGTGAGCGTTTCTATCAATCTTTTTGTTAAACTCATAAGCGCCTCCTGAGCCGGTAAATGCATTACTAATCGGTAAAACTCTTGCATCTTTACCATTACTAATCATTTGGCGAATACGCTGATACTCTTTGTATCGCTGTTCAGTAGACATTAAATCTTTATGAAACCTACCCGTTGCCTCTCTTGCATTATGATATTCACTATACATTCTATTGATAAAGGCAGGGTTAAAACAAGTGGCGTGTCTCATAACTTGTACACTAGGCGAATGCCCTGAAATTGATGAACTAAATCGCTTGTTATGAGGATTTAGATTAGTAGGTGCATCTGTAGCGTCCCCTGTTATACTGGTGGTTTTTTCTTTACCACCTACATTCATTCTAGTTAATTCGTGCTGGGGCTGAGCGAAACTAGCAATTAGTCCTAATACCGAAGCGCCTGACTCCAAACCCCCTTCCGAATCATGGTCATGACGAGCGTTGATATGTCGCTTACTCCTTGAAAATAACAAACTTTCATGCTGACCATGCTTATTGCGCTTGATTGGATATTGTCGCTCTCCTTCTTCTGCTTCCTTTATTTTTTCCCAAGCGTCAGTATACACTGATTTGTCACCGTCTTTTGGTTTGTCTTCATAGACGGGAGGATTATCGCCCATTTCATACATCAAAGACGCTTGATGCAAAAGGTCAAACAGTTGGTTAGGAGGCTTAGCCATACCCCCTCCTATCCAAGGCTTCTGCCAATATGTACTGAGAGTTTCGTGAGGTTTATCGTCACCTTCCATAGCATACTCAGGGTAAGTATTGTGGTCAATGGCGTCACCTACCATAAAGGCGTTTTCATTTTGACCTATACGGGCAGAGAACTTTTTTCTTGGCTCAGATTCTGCCCTCGCAAGAATCTTGTTAATCTCGGTTTGACTAAGAGGAGAATCAGAGGCTTCCCAGTTAGGGTACAGTGGATGCTCTCCGTCTCGATATATATTACCGTCATTGTCTATATTCAGAAGAAGCCTATGCATTTCTCTGTTTATCCCACTATAATGAGCGTCGGCAGACTTACCTCCTTTCTTTGGTGGAGTCGTAGAACGAAATTGTATATTTTTTCCACCATTAGCAAAGTTAGCCGTAACGCCCGCTACTTGTGCTTCCGCTTCAGTTGCTGCATCAGTATGGATGTAAGGCTTACCATGATTATCTTGCCTCTCAATTCCCGTTCTTTCTAGTAAATAACTCATTAACAAATCATAAGCATTACCTTGTCCCTCAACAGTATGCTCAGTCAAACTACGAAAATTATCCTCGACGCCTACTATACCAGCATCGTCAGGTAATCTCACTCTTTTTTGCATGCCACCGCTACCGGGATGAGTTGGGTCTCTTACCCAGTGGTCATACATACCTGCGAATCTTTGAGCGAAACTGCGCTTAAATCTAGGAAGCCAGTCGTCATGGGCGTGTCCAGTTTTATGACCGTTAAACTTGCTTTGAGAGTCATCTGTACCAAATCTATGAATGTGGTCATAAGCCATATTTCTCTGTTCAGGAGTCATCCATTCCATCCCAAACAAATAATCCCAAAATCCTAAGTTGTGTTTCCATTCTTGTTTCTTTTCATTGATATGGTCAAGAGCGACTTGATGGTCTATTTCATCATCAGATAGCCCTTGATTTTCTAACTCAAGTCTTCTACTGGCAATCGCTCTATCGTTGTTTATTTCCCAATTGGCAAAGTCCTGTTCATAAAGAGAGTGACTAGTAGCCTTAGCGTCAAGTTCACCGTAATGACTAGCATCTAAAAGAAAGGCATTACTTAATTGGCTATTATGCTCGTCCCAAGCCAATTCCTTATGATGAGCCCTTTGACTTTCAGACTCTACTGAGTAACCGTCCCTACTAGGATTCACATAGAAGTCCCCTAAATGATGGTGATACCTACCCTGTAGCGGGTTAAACTCAGAGCCAAAGAAGTCATGAGTAGCGTAAGGGTCGTTAGGGTCACCGTCTTGCATTGTAGGGTGATAGCCCGCCAAGCCCTGCTTAGCGTCGGGTGCTACGACCCTGTTATCTTGGTAAGACCCGTCTACCAATTGCTGACCTGCTAAATGGTTTCCCGCTCTGATTTGAAGATAATCAGTAGCCATCATGGGCACTGCGCTATCCATGCTCATGTCGCCTGTCTGTTCGATGCCCCCCTCTCCGTATTTCTCGTCTTTCATAACATGGTAAACCATCTTAACGAGAGCAGTATCGTCTGCGCTAAGGAGATAGCCCTTACGCTGAGCGCTAATTGAATTAAAGTAAAAGTCAGCAGCAGAGTCGGCCTTGTCTATGCCGTCAGAAAGAGACTTTAGAAAATAGTATCTTGACCTGTCAAGAATATCTAATGGGCCTTCTCTCATCCACATCACCAGCCGCTTAATTGAGACGGCTGGACAATCGGTCTACAGACTTTTTCAAATCGGTCATTGTCGGACCGTCCCCGCCTTTGTTATTCAAGCGATACTTATTATCGCTCATTGCATCAGGGTACTGAGTTGGTTTGTCAAGTATGTTACTTTTTTCTGAAATGGCGCCTGAGTTCTCTTTCTTTTCTGAATCAGGGATGGTATTATTAGTGTTGTAGAAAGCGTTTGGTACTTTACTCGGCTGTATTTCAAAACGAGCACTACCTTGCGTAGAGCCTTCTTTTTGACCAGTGTATTCGGGTTGACTAGCCTGCTTTGCTATTCGCTCTTCCAAAGCCTTTGCTTCTTTAAGCATAATTTCTAATTCCGGGTCTTGAGACTCAAATCTTGGTTTCATGTTATCACTCCATTCCTAGTTGATTGCCTAAAGCGCCTGAACTCTTCGCTTGCTCGGCTAGTGTGTGAATGTCATCCCATTCCATATTATGGAAATCGGCGTTTGTTTGCGGAGACGCTATACCTTCTGCATCAATTCCTTTGAGTATAGTATCTGACACATCCCCTCTAAATTGGTCATCGGATATGTCGTGTGGCCTTTGAGTAGATGCTCTGATAAAACCAGCCTTTTTCAAAAGATTAGTAGGGTCGTTCATTATTCTTCTCAACTCTTGGTTTTCAGCCTTGAGCATCTGTAGACCTACATCCATGTTTTCCATCTTAGATATTAGAGCACCCATGAGACGCTCAGCAACTTTTTCCCCCTCGTTACTCATCTAAATCACCTCAAAGTGTACGGTTGGATTGTGGGCGCATAATGCTTCCAATCCTGTTAGTTCGGATAGTTCCCGGTAAAACATCACTAGAAGAAGGATGTACCTTTTCGATATTGTTGTATCGCATAATCGGTACTCCACCAGCGTATGTCTCATTGACCCCGTTTGATTTCTCAATCTTAGTAACTGCCTTTTCTACATCTCTACTAAGGTAATCAGCATATTTTGTAATTTCGTTAATATGTGAGCGAGCGGTCAGAGCATCTTGGTCATCTAGTGCTTTGTAAAACCCGTCTACATGAGTACGCATTTTTCTAGCCATTGGGTCCAATTTCTTCAGGTCCATGTTTTAGCCACTCTCCCTCTTAACTTTAACCTTACTCATGCTCCTTTGAAATTACGAGCATCTAATATATTCTGAGAGGCTTGTTGAACTCCGCCCATCTGCGAACCTCTCTGTTGTACACTAGAGACAGGTGAACCTGCTCCCATCGATGTTCTATTTTGAGGGCTCGCTGGTCCGCTTGGAGTACGAATACCTGCTCCTTCTCCACCCGGTTGACTCATGCCTACTTGTCTAGCCATCTGTGCTGCACCTTGTGGACTTATGTTACGACCCGGTAAAGCACCGGGCTGACCCATGCCACCGCCCATTCGCATTCCACCCATACCGCCGCCCGGAGGCATACCCGGAGGCATACCGCCCATACCGCCGCCGCCCGGAGGGCCCGGAGGAGGTTGTTGACTTGGGTCAGGTTGTTTGTAGATGAATCGAATATCACGGTTTGAATCTTCGGCTAGTTTAGGCTGGTAACCTAGCATCATCATACGCTGTGCGATATTAACTTCCATTTCATCACGGCGTAACCTTGTAACCTCGTCCTCTTCTTCATTAGGATAGAGTGTTAATTTCCAATCGGTAAGGTCCATCTCTTTACCCATTCGTGGGAATAGGTGCTCAGTGTATACCTTGTGACCGAACTCAACTGCTCGGTTAGTAACGAGAATCTGCATACCTTCATTGTTTAGACCGCCGGATTTACCAGTGTCCATCATGAATACATTCGATACACCATAAAAGGCAGCGATGCGTTGACGCATTTCGTCACGAGCAGCAATGTATTGCATCTCTTCAAGACTGTCCATCAGTTTGACCCAGTTAACTCCACCTTTGCCACCGTTACCTTCGGTAGCGATTTTAGGAATATAATGAGGGTCCCGCTCAAGTTTCTCATCAGTCGCCTTCCAAAAGGCCTTCATTGATTCAAGATTTTCTGTATTGATACTAAGTATACCTCTTGGTATTCTTCGCTTTGAATAAGCGGTGTACATGTAATTGTCCATCGCTGTCAAAGTCATAGCCTGTCGCCATAGTGTAGAGACAGGAGAACGACCATAGAGTTTACCGGGATTGTATTTACTAACATGTATGACCTCTCCTTTGAGATAATACTGCGTCTTACCACTACCAGCAGTATTCACATGGTGAACATCTTCTAGTTCATGACTACAAGAGTCGCATTGCTTCTCTTCCTCACTGTAGGACTTAACTTGGTCACGATGAATAGGGCAGACTCTAAATCTTCCCCCTCTAACTCCACGCTTATCCGCAATAATACGCATAAAGATAGGGTCACCTCTTACGAACTCTTTCACTCTGTAAAAGGCCATTTCGTTAGTCTCAGGGTCGATGTAGTACTCCTTAATTAGTATCAAGAAGGCATCATCGGTGATGTTCAAATCGTATTCTATTTCTCTAAGTACATCCATAAAGGTCTGTTCCATAGAGTTAGTTTGCTCTAGTAACCATCTTGGGTAAACTAACTGGCTGGGGTCAGGCTCTGTCAGTTCAGTACTACCACAATCCTTACACTCGTCTACATCGTTTTGAAACTCTGCATCACACGCCGAGCACTTTTTGTGAAACTTCTTTTCCCAATAGTAACCTCTGCGGAATATCTCTTGTTGAAGAGTGGACAACACTGTCCTTAGAATTAGGTTTTCTTGGGAGACTCCATAAAGAGCAGGTATGGTAATTCCCTGCACTAACACAGGCTCTTGAATACCAGTTGTCCAAAGTGGCATCTGTGGCTCAGGAGTTCTTCTTCTTCTAAATGGACTAGCCATTGACTCTAACATTCGACCTATTCTACCTTTATCTTCTGCCATTACAATTCCTCCGCCCAACTTATTATTGTGTCTCTGTCAATTCCCCATTCTTTCAAAGACTCTTCGCCCTTAGCAGTCCCTTCTCTATTAGAGAACTGTACGAACCTCTTTAATTGAGTTTTGCGTAATGGGTCCTTCTCAGCAAGGAAGGCCACTACAGCCTTCGCTTGCTGGTCTTTCATTCTAAGATGAGGGGTAATCTTGTCTAGTAATTTAGTCAAGTCGTCTTTAGAATAGAAACTTACTCGGTGCTGACTTCTTTGTCCGTTCTTGTACACCTTTTGGTCAAGTTGAAGCACACCTGCTCCAAGGTTTTTATGCAACTGCTCGCAATGCATACGACCTCTGTCACCTGTAGCGATAAAGCCTGCACGAGGTTCCCCTCTTTCAGTAATAGTAATGTAACCGTCAGCATCGAGGAAGCCCGCAGCATATGCCCAAGGGTCTTTGATAATCAACCCGTCTTTAGATAAACACATGTACTCACCTTTACGAGGGGCTTTGATGATGTTAATTTCTTCACCGTACATGTTGAGCAACTTGGACAAGCGATTAACATTCAGCCTAGTAACACCTTTAGTGATGAGGTTCTCAGTTATACTCCTAGCACTCATGGCACCCTTGAACTCTACCTCTTCCTTGGCGAGTTTCATCCACTTCTGCTGCTCTTTAGAAAGGCCGTCAAATTGATGAAGTGAAACCCTCCACATTTTCCTAGCATCTTGTTTTTTCTGCATAGCACCTACCCAAGCGTTCTGCTCTTCTTCGCCCCATACATCTTGAAACTCATCCAACTTAGTTAGCGAATCTTCTGCAGATTTCCAAAAGTTACACGCCCTAACCAAACTAGATTTCCTAGTGTTTCCAAAGAGCCTTAGTGCTCGTAAATCTTTATCAGTAATTCCCATCTTCCTCATAGTGTCATTATACTCTGTGCCCCAATCAAGTTGACTGATAGTGGCTTCAACTTCCATACTCTTGAGGGCTCTGACGCTAGATATAATACCGTCAATCTCACTTTTATCTTCTTTGAAAACCCTACGGGCCTTTCTCAAATCCCTAATGATGTCATTAGCGCCCTTGCCTAGTCTATCTTCAAACCACCCAGCACCGGTAGGGCAAAAAGGAGCGTAATTAACAGGAGTGTCATCTTTTAGGATGATTGATTGAGAGGCTATTGACTTAGCAAGCCTTTCGTTAACAAGAGGGTGGGACAGTAAACTAGTAGCGATTGTATCTAAGACCTCGTTACCCATGTCGATTCGCTGATGCGATTCTCCTACGCTTAGTCCGGCCCACATATGCATCTCCACCTTTTGGTGTCATTTAATACTTAGGCTACGAACCAGTTAACTCCCGCTACATTATTTTGAGGGACATCTCCAAACCATTTATCGAATCCGTCAAGATAATCGTCAAGCATAACTATGCTACCTGTGAACTCTTTAGTAGCCCAGTTAGCCAGCGCTAATGACATAGCCAAGTCATCATGGCTTCCTACAGACTCCAACCTACCGTTTTTCTGCATACCGAATCTACTAAGTTGAGTTTCTAATGTACGAGTAAACTCTTTACTCTTTTCATCCCCCCAAGGGGTTTTCAGTTTACCCTGTTCAAATGCCATAAGAAGGCTCATGAACATACTCTCTTTTCTTTGTCGAGTAGTCATAAATGTCTTAATGGGTATGTCCCCTCTCATCTCTTGTAACTCCGCAGCAAACATTCGTTGGAAATTGTTACCTTCAAGTTCGATTAAGTCAGGCTGGAACCTGCTGTTAAGGAGGAGGATTTGTCTCTTTTGTGCAGAGCCATTAAGCCCTTTTTGATTCAAAGCATATACAAGTTGTTTCTCTTCACTACCGGGAGGCATCCGTAAAATAGTCATAGCAGTATAGTCGGCATTAGAGTCACTAGCAATAGCAGGGTCCCAACCTATGAAGTGCTGACCAAACACACCCTGAGATTCGCCTTCTTCATCCAACTCTTCTTCAGCCTTGTCTAATACTACCAATTCTTTACTCCTTGCCTTTTCAAGCAAAGTCATTGGGAACATACTACTCAGGTCGTGTATAGGCTCACAAAGGTACTCACGAGCGAACTTGATTGCGGGCATAGATTCTTCACGATGCTTGAGGGCATCAAGCGGCCATCGACTAGGCCAAAGTGGCTCACCGTTAGGTAGAATAGCCGGATAAGTTTCGACTTGGAATGTGTCTTTGTCCTCCAATTCTGCGTACAAGTCATTGTAACTGAAAGGTGTACCGACCATCATGAGGCGTCCCGTGTGATGCAGAACCGGAAGTAAAACCGTATAGAACCAATCAGCCGCTCGCTGCAGTTCCCCTGTTGATGTCCCGTCGAGAATATCGTCACATACTACGACATTAGGGTGGAAACCACGAGTAGCACCACCAACGGACTTAGCCATCATACGACTACCATTGGTGAACTCAAAGTAAGACTTGGCCCAAGGTTTACCCTGTGGCTTCAAGTCTTTTAGAATGTCAGAGGTTTCTATGTTATTTCTAATAAACCTCATGTGCTCCAGCGTCTGTTCAAGCGAGTGACTGAATACCATAACATGAGTATTAGGATTAAATGCTGCTAGCCAAAGAGCATAGGACATGAAGAATACAGACTTACCGTGGTCACGGCTCGCCTTGACACAGTAGTACCGATGACCGTTCAGTCCATCAAGCCACTGCTGGTGATGGTCGGAGAACTCAAATCCCAAGATTTCAGTGAAGAAGTATTCAAATGATTTCTTGGACATCTGTATATCCATGTCCTTGACCAGTTCATCGACTCCTCCCACATCTCATCACTCCTATCTGTAAAACGCCATCATCTTGAGTAACCGGAATGCCATGTCCATCGGCTCACCTTTCCATTCTAAACCTTCAAAACTACTTC